CAGGTCATGCTGTATTTGTAACCGGGTATGATAGGGAAGGATTTGATATTCTCACTTGGGGAAATATCCAAAGGGGAACATGGAGTTGGTGGGATTGGTGTGTAGACGAAGCGTATGCTGTTCTTCCAGAAGAAGCGGCAAATCCATTATTCGCACCCGGTTTTAATTTTGAACAACTCAAACAAGATTTAGTATCAGTATCAGAATGGTTATAGGAGGATATATGAAAGACAAAATCGTAAGAGCAATTGCAATTGCAACAGTATCAATTATTTCAGCAGCTTTGGTTGCTTATCTTAAAGACGAAGATAACAGAAAAGAAGTTAAGAGGCTCGCACAAGAATATCAAGTGAAATTTCAGAAGTCAGCGAGAAAAACGAAAAGAGTTGTTGATAAAAAATTGAAAGCTTTAAAGGCTTAATAAATAAAAATGCAGCGTTTCGGCGCTGCATTTTTTTTACTATTTTTTCTTTTTGGCGTTATTATTTCCAAGCATTGCTTTCGATATATTCTTTTTATGCTCTTTATTAAGAATTTTGTTTTTATATTTTTTCCTACCAATTTTATTTTTTGGTTTACCTGTTGTTGCTTTTGATATTTTTCTTTTATGCTCCTCTGAAAGATGAATTCCTAATGTGCTTTTTACACATTCTAAAGATAAATTATATAACTCATTTTTATTATACAGGTTCACAAAAAATTGCTCATAACGAGTCATTTCAGATGATTCACAATATATTAAAACTTTAAATATAAAATTTTCTTCTCCGTATTTATCAAAAGCATTTTGAAAATAAGGATTTTTATGAGTCTTATTTCTAAAACAGCAAAAATGCTCCCTCTTTCTTCGCTCAAGATTTACAGATTGACCAATATATTTTTTATTATTGACTATATTTTCTATATAATATATTCCACCAATATCTTTGTTTTTCATAAGTACCTCCCCGTACTTTATAATACAGATGTTTGGGAATGGGGAAGCATTCCCTCACATCAGTATTATATATATTATACCACATTTTCTTGAATTTGTCAAGAGGGAATATATGGATTTTTACTGTTTTTCATTCCTATTTTTCGAATGAATATTTAGCCATGCTTTCCCCTATTTCTTCCGAAGTAGGTAATTTTGTTTCTAATATATCACGCTCTTTATCTAAATCCCTATTGAGGGCGTGATATTCTGTAAATTTTTCTGGATAACGTGACTCTAGTTTTAATACATTTGTATTTATAATTTCTTGTAAGTCAAGTTTATTGATTCTACAAAAGCTCGCCAAGTAGAACATTATATCACCAATCTCTTCTCCTGCATTGACCCAATCTATTTCTTTTCCGTAAGCCAAACTTTTTTTGAAAATGTCTGTTAATTCTCCTATTTCTGTAATCATACCAAAAAGCATATGGGTTATATCTTCTTTGTGAGTATCTAGCTCTGCGCATGTATTAGCTGTCCATTTTACATAATCGTTTAATTCCATTTTTTCTCCTAGTCATAATAACCTGTTATTTTTTCAATCATATCTTCTTTGGTATGGTTCGGGCAGCGCATCTTTCCATTTTCTATTTCAACCATAACATCTCCACAAACAGGGCATCTGTCCTTTTTTACAAGTTTAGGACTTAAAACCTCTTTGTTTCTCGAACCATTTCTATAAACAGCTAATCCTTTACATTGCTCTTTCCACGCCATTATTACAGCTTTCCCAATTGTTTCCCGATGTGTCATGGTTGGAAAGTTAATTGTCTTTGAAACTCCGCTATCGATATTTCTTTGTGCTGTGGCTAATGTTTTAATATGCTCTTCCCAAGTAACTTCCTTAGCACCATTAGTAGATACAGCACAACGAAAATATTCTTTGTCAGCTAAATTATTTTCAAAAGTATAAGTACCAGTTTTGTCATTTCGTATGGTAATCTCTGAAAATATCGGTTCAATTCCAGAACTACAACCCGCTAGTAAACTAATTGTACCAGTTGGGGCAATCGTAGTTAGAGTAACATTTCTACGCGGAAGAGGTAAATTTTCACATGCTTTGGGAACTCCATATTCTCTACCCATTTTAATAGATTCATTTTCTGCAAATAAAGAAATAAAGCGTAAAACCTCATTTAATAACTCTAAAGCTTCTTCAGAACCATAGGCTATTTCTTTCATTAAACAGAGGTCGGCATATCCCATTACACCAAGTCCTATAGCTCTATTATCTTTAGCCCATTGCTCAATTTCTTGGGTTGGGAAACCCGTCTTATCAATTACAGCATCTAAAAATCTTACTCCCCAACGTACAGCATAACCCAAAGCTTGCCAGTTTATATCTTTATCTGCCCCTTTACAATAAAATTTTGATAAATCAATAGAACCTAAATTACATACTCCGTTTGGGGGTAACGGCTGCTCCGAGCAGGGGTTAGTTGCAAATATTTCCTGCCCACTATATTTATACGGAGAATCATCAATCCTATTCTTAAACAATATTCCCGGCTCACCGTTCTTCCACATTCCTTCTACGATAAGGTCAAACACTTCTTTTGCTTTATATTCTTGATATTTCACACCATTAAATTCTGTCCAATAAGTTTCATCATTTATTACAGCATTCATAAATGCATCATCTACAACAACAGAAATATTAGCATTTGAAATTTTTCCCTCTTCGTGTTTTGCTGTAATAAATTTTAAAATATCTGGTTGATAAATCGTTTTGTTACTTATTTTCATAAGGACAAATCATTTCTGTTTGTCTCTGCAATTTTATATTTGGATTATATTTGCAGACCAGACTATACCATAATCCGTTCTGGATTCCTCTTGGTAGTCGTTAGAACGTATAAAAGAATATAAAAATTCTATTATTAACGTTTCGGGATTGTCTATCTCTAGAGTTCCCCCGATATTCGAGGTTTGCTTTATACATTCCTGTATAAAGGAGCTAGGATGAAAATGCAATTGAGTATGATGTCTTGCACAAAGAGTAATTCCATTATTTATATCAAATCTAAATTCTTTAAAGTTTCTTCCATCCAAAATATGATGAGCGTTTATTATTTTTTTGCTACCACATACTTTGCACTTCCAGAAATCTCTTTTATAGACATTTTTTCGCCATACAATATAATCCGAATAACTTCTCCAATCTTGGTCACTGCCTGTATGTTCTCGCCAATATATATTTCGGCAATAAATGCTACAAAATTTTCTACTCTCTAACAACTTCTTTGGAACATAAATCGATTTACCACAATTTAAGCAATCAATAATTTTTCCATTCTTTTGAGATAAATTTTTGGAAATTACATTTTCGCTTATTGTTTTATTAATTCCTTTTGTATATCCTAAACAAGTAGATTCTTTTGGAGGTCTTATAACAATATTAAATCTATTCAATCTTGTTCTAATTGTGTCACAACTTACAAGACATTCTTTTGCTATATCTCTAATAGACCTTTTATTTTCTATATACTCTTTGTAAAGCCACTCTTTGTTATTCGCTTTAATATCACACTCAAACTTTTTCATAAAAAATTAACTCTCGGTAAACATTATAGCCATCGCCCTAAAACCTGCTTGAGTAAGGGCATCTGCATCATGGGAAATCGTGTCTGCAAACTTGACTCCACCACCTGCATATCCGTGAGTACTACCTGCTACTTTAGAACCTTCCGGTCTTATTTTTGATAAAGAAGTCCCACAACCTCCTCCTTTACGTGCAATAAGTGCAAAATCTAATTTAGTTTTATAAATACCTTCGATTGTATCAGGAAAATCCACTACAAAACAAGCCGCCAAACCCGCTCCGGGTTTTCCTGAATTTACCAGACAAGGAGAATTAGGTATAAAATACCCGTTCAACATCATTTCTCTAGTTGTCTCTTTGCGTTCATCACTTGCTTCTGGAATAACATAATCAATTACACGATTAACTACATCTTCCCACTTACTCTCTCCTTCCCAAAAATACCTCTGTTTTAAGATGTTCATTGCTGTTTTTGATATTGGTCTTTTCTGTGTAAACAATTCCTTCATTAATTTTCTCCTTTTTTTTGATTTTGTTCTTCGAATAAACATATTGCTATGAGAGAATAAACAGCCATATCCATTAAAGTATCTGTTATGGCTTCTCCTACTTTATCATTATCAGGATTTTTTGATAAACTACATATTCTAGAAAACTTATCCGACATTCTAATCAAACAACCTTTAAAAGCGGATACCCCCATCATCTCTGCTTGTCTAAAATTTAAAAATGGGTCAGGTGAATCTCCGGCATATCCAGCGTTTTTCCTATTATGTAGTTCTTCCATTTCTTTCAACAATTGTACAAAACGTTTACTAGGTGGCATATTTATATCTCTTTTTCTATGCGTATCGCCATTATTTTTATAAAATCTTCCCAGTCATTAGCTCTATAATGCCAATTATACTTTATATTCCAAGGAGCCTTCATTAGATAACCATAACCACTAAATGTATTACAATTATCATAATTATCATCAATCATAAAATCTCCTTTTAAAAGGCTCTTATCTCGAATTTCAATATAATCTCTTTCTTTTTTAATGAAGCCGTATTGTTTTAGCCAATAAAATTTTCTTCCTGCTACCTCTACAGGGCAAGAAGTAGCAAACAATACTCTGTAATTCAATTCTCTAAGTGCGTTTACGCCTTCTAAAGCTCCTGTAGTTGGCATTACCGGGTCATATATTTTTGGGTCTTTTAAATAATGATATATTTTAATACCACATTCCGGTTTTACTAATCTGTCAATACCCCAATCATTTATATCATCTTCTGTTAGATTATCATCATAATCTTTGTTATAGAGACCTAGCCATACAGGAGCCAGTTTAGCACACACATCATCAACATCTACAAAAACTATCTTTTCTTGCTTTTTCCCGGGCATTTCTGTTAATCCTTTTCTTGTAATATAATTAGAATGTAAGTTGGGGTAATTAAAGCTAAAGGGATATTCGTTATTCATTATAAACCTTTTTTAATTGCATGGTCGCTTACTTTTACAAACTTCCCGTTTTTATTAATATCATTTAAATTACTAGAATTTAAATATGTACCCGCACTCTTTATTCCAAAACCAAATTCTCTTACGAACTGTTC